ACCTTATCCAGGGCGCGAACGTCCAATGAATGACTGTGGGGTGGGTGGAAGCTGGTTCGGATCGATTGAGTCAGGAGGCGTTTTATGAAATCCAAGGTTACCGCTGCGGCTATCCTGTCGCTTGCCATCGTTGGCGGAGCGGCGATTGCGGGGTATTTCTTTTTCAAAGAGTCGGATGTACCGCAGCAAGCCGCGCCTTCGCCTCCTATAGAAGAGTCCAAGACGTCGCCTACATCGGAGCCTGATCGGGAAGTTGGAAGCTTGCCGGAAGCAAGCCCCGAACCTAGCCCCCAAGCGAGTCCGTCAAACCCGGCGGATCCTATGGAGTCGTATCTCGCGATGTTGAAGGACGATGAGTCGATCCGGGATGAATTGTATCGGCTATATGGGCGGTTCAACGGTCTGGTCGGCAACTATGACAATTACAAAACGACCAGCAAGGAGGAATGGAGCAAGCTGCTCGACTATAACTTCCTCCAGCCCGAGGTATACGAGAAGTTCGCCGAAGTGACCTCAAGCGAGGAACTCGGCAAGGACTTCGTGAATGTAGCCTCGTTGGTCGCTCTGGCTCGCGAGGGATTGACCGATGGCGAACCTTCCACGGATGACATTCAGGCGCTGCGGTACGCTTACGAGATTGTTAACGACGTTCAAATCTGGATTTTGCCGCAGGGAGCTGAAGATACGAAGGTGCGACACCGATTCGGGGCGTCTTTCGCTCTGGATGATCACGAGCGGGCTGATACGATAGAAGAGTGGCTTGCGAAAAAGGAGTAGTCCGAATAGGTCCTCGAGGCCATCGGACCATTTCTGTTAAGGGCCCGAGCCTGGCGGATGTATCGCCTTATTGCTGATCTGCCCCGCTGCTGCCGCCACCAGAAACGCATTCGCGAA